GAAAGATATTTGCCAGAGAAAGCTATCAAGAGTCTATCATCTGCGGAGTATGCGGCAACGACAAAAGCAAAACGGCAAGGAACAAAGAAGGGAAAACAGTTTGTGAAACAACCGAAAGGGATTGCAAAAAAAACATCTAAATATAGGAGATATAGCTAATGTACGGAATGAAAAAAACTAATATGAAAAAGAAACCAACTGGTATGAAAAAAAAATATAAAGGTTTTTCTAAATTACCAGAAGGTGTACAGAAAAAAATAAATAAAAAACTAGCTAAGAAAGTATAATGCGAAAGGGCTTGTATGCTAACATCCATGCGAAAAGAAAGCGTGGAGGTAAAATGAAAAAGAAAGGTGCAAAGGGTGCACCAACATCAGCTAATTTTAAAAGAGCTGCAATGACAGTAAGGAAAAAATAATGGCAAAGACAGCAGCATGGCAGCGTAAAGAAGGTAAGAATCCTAAAGGTGGATTAAATGCTAAAGGTCGTGCATCCTACAACAAAGCAACTGGGGGAAACTTAAAGGCCCCAAGTAAAAAAGTAGGAAACAAAAGGCGTGCTAGCTTCTGTGCTCGGATGAAAGGCATGAAGAAAAAACTTACATCAGCAAAGACAGCTAGAGATCCTAACAGTAGAATTAATAAGTCATTAAGGGCTTGGAACTGTTAATATAAAATAAAAAAAGGGGAGCCGTAAAGACCCCCCTCATCGCAGGCAACAACAAAGACACACAGAGATTACTCTGGGTGTCTTTTTTTTTGGTCTGATTGATACATAGATCTATCACCCCATCTCTTTCTCCAAAGATAGCTACTAAATCTACATGCGTATCTTTCTACCAATTCCATAATTATATTATGCCAAAACAATTTTCTAAATCTTTTGTATAATCTGTTTAATATCATCTTGTAATTTTTTACCTACAGAGTTAGCATGATTGATTACAGCAGCACATAGATTACCATGATAAGGATATGCCTTTAAAGCATCCCTAACTTTACCTACAGGTTTACCCCCATAATCAATTACAATTGCATTGTCTTTGTTTAAACCTATCTTTAGTTCAAATAGTATGCCAGTAAATTTATCTAAATCATTTTTTTCCGACATCTTTTTCTCCCTCTGGATTAAAAGGTTTTAGTTGGGCTATCTGATTCATTAAAGAAAATACCTCACCATATGGTCTTGTCATAAGGTATTTCATCATGTCTTTTAATTGTTCAGCATCAACAAGATACTGCTTTCCTTTTGGTTCTTTGTCCATCTTTCCTCCTATTAGAACGGTATGTCATCATCATTAGGATAATGTTTTTTTAATGTTTCTAATTTTTCTTCTGCATTAGCTATCTTATCTACTTGCTTATCAATTTCATCTATAAACTGAGGATGCTCTCCTATGCCTACAGGTTTTTGCAGGTAAACCTCGATAACTGCTTTTGCTGCTTTTATTTCTGCATCATACTTTGCTTCTAATGCTTCTATAAAAAGATCTCCCATTATTGTGCCCCTTTAAATTGGTAGTATTTATCTTCAACTAATTCCTCATCATCAAGATAAGGATTGTATTTAGCTGCATCGGATTCTCTTGCATCTCTTATAGTTTGATTTAAAGTTCTACCTTGCTTTAAACATCCTGCAACAAAATCTTCTACTTCTATTATTGCTTGCTTAACTTGCCCCATTGCTAACCTCCTTTATTAACCTATTTAGATACCAACTAGCTTTTTGTAAATCTTCTAGTGGCTCTCCTTTAAATTTATATCTTGAAACATATTTCAAAATATTTCCTTTAAGGTATCCATGATACTCGTCATTCTCCATACAATCACGAATAACTTCTATAGTTTCTTTTTTACCATGTTTATAATGTTCGGGTGAATGAACATTGTCATGCTTTCTTTCATTCTCATATGACATATCTAAACCATGGTCTTTTAAAGATATATATGTTCGTTTACTTTTTACCATACTTTCTCCTAATAGTATTATATTCTACCATCTCTAAATCATACTGACCTTTAGATACATTACGCTTAACTACAAGTCCACTCCACCACATTTGCTGTGTAGCTTTAGCATAATTTTCTTTATGATGCAAGTAACATCCTGCAGATAATCCCATAAGTTTTTTACCAGATGGTAACGCACACATAGCATAATCAAAAGTATGTATATGTCCTACAGTAGAAGATACTTTATTTTTTAAGAGGAGAGAACGAGCAACGTTGTCACCGCTAATAGGCTTCCCCATGACACCAGTAGGATAGTTATGGCAATAATATACACCATCAACATTGACGGGTTTTTGGTACTCATAAACCTCCCAACCAAATTTTTCAAATTTAAAGTCGTTTGTGCTAATTGTGCCTTCAAGTTCTGGTATGTCATCTACTGTTCTATCTATCCTATCTTCGTGATTGCCAAGTAGCATGATCTTTCTTAGCCGTCTTCCATCAAGACCTTTGTTAAATTTTTCCAATGCATCATGGGCATGGTCTATGTCTTTTTTATATCTTCTACCTTCAAATGATTTCTTGCCTTTATCATAACTAGATAGTGAATCCATACTAGCAAAGTCTCCCATGCATATTATAGTATTCGGTCTTAAATCATGTGCAAATTTACCTGCCCATAAAAATCTTTCATTGCTTGCTTTGGGTGTGCAATGCGGATCACCCATAACTAAATGTGTTGCCACTAGTTTAACTCCTTATCACGTTTTTGTTTGAGGAACTCCAAGAAATCTACAACATTAGAATCGTCGTCAAACTCTGCGACAGAACTAATTGTCATACTCTTATCATTCCGTTTTTTATCATCAGCAAATCCACGAAGGCCCCATAAAAACGTAGAATGGGGATCTGTAGTTGCCATTTTTATCATGCCTCTAGCTATAGTAGAACATAATTCGTATTCTTCTGTTGTCATTTTAGATTGACTATCCATAATTATACCACAAGTAAATCCTTTTTGCCATGGTGTAATAATAACTTTAACAGAATTAATTACATTAGTTTTATTTTTTTTAATTGTCATTCCAATACCTATCGTAGTTATTACTATTATACTCAACTACTTTATGTTCGTAGCCTCTCTTCATACTTTTTTTACCAAATTCATCTGCATCTTTTTCTTTATCAAAGATAGTGTTAGTAAATAATTTATAATCATCTTTCTTTTTACTTTTAAATATTATAAAATATAAATGCATAACCTAGAGTCAATGGTGCTTAGACCCCTCAAACTAAACACCACTGAACTCTTCTGTCTCCTCGTAAAAGGAAATCTATAATTTTGTTTTATCATTTATTTATATTTTCCCACACCTTTATAGCTGCTGACTTAATATTACTATCCCAATAGAAAGGGCTAGGGTCAGTATTTAAAGGTGTTATCTTTATAGCTTTTTCTATATCATTATCACACATATCAATATAGTTTTCTAATGATTTAAAATCTCTAGTTAATTCTTTGTATCCATTTTTTACATCTTGTTTTGTAAGATCATACCATAAAGTTTTTTTAGGTGAGCAATACAATAAAGATATTGGTTTATCATGCAGTACAGAATACAAAGCCTGTTGTCTAAGATGATCTATCTTAGGTTTCTTAGGCAATCTAAGTGTTGACTTTAAATCAACTATTAAATTTTTATATTCAAAGTCAGTAAACAATCTAACTGGATGTTTAAGACCTTTAATATTTTCTACCTTTTCTTTTTGATAACTGATTATATTTCTCAACTGTCTTTCATATAATTTTTCTTCAAACATCTTAGCTATGTTTATAGAATTATACAACTCTTCTTCTGCATTAAAAAAATTATTTTTTCTAAATCTATGAGTTAATAATCTTTCAAAGTGTTTGTCATCTTTCTGAGACATACCTCTTTTTATTTTATAGTACGCCCCAAACTCTGCAAGATTACCCCTAACCATTGCAGGACTACTAGATACCCTTAAACCTAATCCGTAGTGAACAAGCCACTCACTCGGATTATGTTTAAACTTGTTAATAGAACTAAAGCTATGTTTAAAGTCTGACTTGATTATATTTTTTAATTCCATTTAATACCTAGTA